AGCCATAATTTTGCACATCATTGGCCAGGCGCACGGTAAAAGGCACATTGTTATACACCACTGTGTCGCTTCTGGTGACGGCACCAATTAACGCTGGGCTTATACTAATGGCGCCTGCACCACTGCGGTCGGCGATCAGCATATATACCTTGTCATGGCCAGAGAATTTAATATAATCCCCGGCTTTTAAGCTGCCGCTTAATCCGGCTATAGTGACACTGCTAGCACCAATACTGGCCGCACTGCAAGTCACTATGCCGGTGCCATCGCCGCTGGTATTGCTTAATACCGGCAGCACGATGGTAAACACCCCATGGCGACCGTTTTGGGATTCCACAAAGGCCAGCACCGGGGCAAATTCAGCACGGCTCATAGGCGCATATTGCGCAGTAAAGGTCCAGTTTTGCCCTCCAATTTTACGCGATTGCATACGGCCACTGGCCGCCTGGCTAAATAATGTCTGGCGGTTGCTGCTGGGGTTAATGGCATTAAAGCCCGGGCTGGTGGGATAGCTCATGTTAGTGCTGGCCTCCCGCTATCGTTTAAGGCCTGATTAATAACGCCCATAATGGTGCCGCGTCGACTGGCTAGTAATTCGTCAAAGCCACGGGTGTCGTTGGCATTAATATTGAAAGTAACATTAACGGTCTGACCGCCCATAGCCTCGTTGGGCACAATCTGGCCAGATGATTTGGGGGTAAATAACTCTGGCCCTCTTTCGCCTACCAGATAGGTGCTGCCAGATGATACGGGGCCACCATTGGCGCGGGCGCCAGCAAAGGGTGAGGGCAAGGCACCGGATATGGCATTTACAAAAGGATTAACAATCTGATTACGAATAAACTGGCGCTGAATATCGCGTAAAATAGAGCGCATGGCATCGCCCCATGACTGGGTAACCATTAGGGCATCGGTTAGGGTATCGACCACGCTGTCTTTGACATTATTAAATGCTTCGCCTATGGCCTCCCCTGCCATTTGCCAGTCGGATTTAACGGCCATAGCGGCCTGGTGGTTGGCCTCGCGGATAGCCGATACCTGGTCGGCCACGGCTTGCAAATTGGTTAGGTACTCTTGAAATGCGGCTTCATCGCCCAGGGCTTGCAGGCTTTCAAAAGACGAGTCAAGTAAACTGGCTTCTTTATTTAAGGCCGCCAGACTTTCGGTTATATCGTTTAATCCTCGATCCTGCTTCGCACCGGATGTTACTTCTATAACGGTTATTCCTGACAAATATTTTTCCCTTGCCTGTGATAACTGTTCCCAGTGAGCCGTTAATCCCTCCAACTGAATATTCATGCTGCGGAGGGATATTTTGCCATTATTTCTTAAATCGTATAGGCCGTCAATTCTATCGCTGACCTTTGCCATAGCCGCATCTATAGCCGCCAAAGAATCAAGCGAGCCAGCAGGCGTAGACACCCCCAGCAATTCCGCCAAGCTGTCTTGATACGCCAAAATACCACCAGCAGCCGCGCCCAGTGCTGCACCTTTTTTACCTAAAACGCCCCCAATTTTACCGCCAAGAAACACACCGCCCACGGCTAATAATTCGTCTTTATGGTCAACAGAGAAACGGAAGAGACTTAGCAGATTTTCCGAAAACGCCTCCACACCTGACTTAAAGGAAGGATCACTTAAACCCTCGGTAATGCCGACAATGACTTTGCTGGCTTCTTCAAAAACACCCGTATCAGCAATAGCCAACTTCATTTTAAACCAGGCATCCTGCATCATGGACACCTGACCTTGGAATGTATCGGCCAGTTCTAACGTTGCCCCCGCCGCTGTGGTCGTGCCATCACGCCACATGTCTTTTATCATGCGCTTGGTTCTTTCGCCTGAGTAGGAGACACCGGCTTCAAATCCTAAAAATGCGGATATGCCCCGCTCACGGAATAAATCCGCCGAGGCAATACCGCCAGCCATGGCACGCTGCAACTGCATACCTGTTTCAGCAAAGGACAGGCCAGAGACTGCCGCTAAATCGCCGGTAATGGTTAATAGATCATTTAGCTCATTGACATTATCAGCAACAACCAACAGCGATGGTGCGGCCATTTGAATATCTTGCAAGGTAAAGGGCACCTTGGAAGCATATTCGATCATGTCTTCCAGTGCTTTGGCGCCATCTTCGGCTGATCCGGTAAGGAATTTTAACCTCACGCCAAGGCTTTCCACTTCGGCAGCCGTGGTGATAATGGATTTGGAAACGGCACCGGCACCCAAGCCGATTAAAGCGCCCTGTAAAGAGAACACAGCAGACTTGGCTTTACTCGCCGCACCACCAATGCCCATAATAGAACGCTTGGCAACATTTGACCCGGAGACAGCGCCCCTTGGGTCAACTTTGATGCCTAAAACTGCGAGTCTATCCAGTGCCATTTTCCTGATCTCTTAATTGACAAAACGCTAGCCAGCCGTTAAATTCATCCATACTCATTGCCTCAATAACAGACAATGGCTGGTGTAACCGATCCGCAAGTGCGTACATATTCAACAGCAGGGGATCGGCCTTTAGTTTCCCTTTTGTTCCTCAATGCTTGGGGTTTTGGTCATTTCCACAACCACCCGCTCTATGACCTTGGCATCGGCTTTTGTCCGTAATGCCTGCAAATCTTCAATGCTATACAGCTTGTTCCCATCCTTATCGCAAGCCAACTCAACCAAAGCCCGGATAGCAAAATCCGTATCGGAATCGCCTGTGGCCTTGGCTATACGTGAGCGATTGTGTAGCGTGATAGGCTGGTTATAAATGGTCTCATCCCATTCGGGCACATAGGTTTTAATGGTGCCCAGTCTGTCATAATGGGCTGTAACCTTTTCTATGGCGCTCATTAGACTGTGCCTCGTGTTATATCGCCATTGCCCTCAAACGTGATATTGACTGTCGTGCTTTCACTATTAATGCCAGATGCGATATCATTAGAAGGAATAACCGCTGGCACTGTAATAAACTGACGCCCACTACTATCACCCGCCGGGTAAAGTTTCAGTGTGGGGCTAGCTCCCTCTAATAGCGCTTGCTGGCCGTTGGTGTCCGTATCATCGAACCTGGCACTTAAGCCGCCTTTGGAGTCTTTCAAGCCATCGGCGGCCCTTTTTACAGACTCATCACCGCAAGAGGTGATAAAGCGTATGGCTACGCTGGTCTCTAGTGTCCAGTCCTCGACTTCAGCCACAACTGCGGTTCCAACTTTTATAATGCCGCCTCTTCCAGAATAACTAGCCATTTTGATTCACCTCATTTTTTTTAGGCTTTTCAGCCTTGGGTTTTTCCTTTGTCCAGCCTTGGCTTAACAAAAATTCAATATTAGTGATATGGTGGTCAACGGGGACACCGCCGCCCGGTGGATAAAGTTTCAATTCTCGTCCCTCCAATAACCCACGGTTACATTTATCTGATACCAGGTTCCGGTATTGCCAATGGTTTCAATACTGGCCACACCGCATAAGATGCCGCTAAATTGGGCATCTTCAAAAATCGTTGCCAGACTATCTGCGTAGGTTCTGGCCGTTGCTGTGCCGGTGTTCTGTGGCACGAAAATTTGTAATACAATCACGCCTAAATGGCGCTTTCCGTCATTGACATTCCTTGGCCCTGACTCGCCGTTTAGAATGTTCAACCGCACCCATGGCGCGGCATTGTCCGGGGCAAAGGGCACATTGACATAGGCAATGTCCGTGGTCGTCCAGTTGCTAGCCAGTCGCCCTTCAATGGCCGCTCGTTCAGTGGCGAACGACACGACTAATAACCCGTTGCAACTCCATCATAGTCACAGCCACCATGCCACTAGGAGCCTGTTTACTGCTGCCTTGCTCCAATTTATGGATATAAGGCAGGTTGTTGGTGATATACACAGGCCGCTTACCATCACCCTTGTTTAATGTTGGTCGCTGGATTGTGGTGCTTTCAGATGTTGTGTAATCAACTGCACCAGTACCCACATTCCAGTTGGCTTTAGCTCTACCCTTGTCCACTGGCGTTTTCTGTGTCACGCGGTTATGGGCATCTAGCGCCACCTTTCGCACTACTGTGTCCAATTCCAGGCCCATATCCTTAGTAAAACGGCTTAAATCAACATCAAAACTCATCCCTTGCGCTCCACGATTAGTCGGTAACTTGACCCGGCCAAACCAAAAATGACTTCGGATACCTTGTATCGCTCACTTTTACGAATGATCTCGCCACCGGTGTCTGGGGTAAACTTTAACCCCTTAGCACTTATCAATACCGATAATTCGCCGGAATGTTCACTCCGCGTCTCATTGGCACTTTGTCTTGCTAGTGAGGCCCGACCAAATGTATCGACCATCGCCCTGATCACATGAGTACTAGCCGCTTGTGTATAAGTCCCCGTTGTGGGGTCGTAAGTGGCCGCGCCATTTTCGACATACTCCACCTGCTCCTTAACATCTCCTATGCCATCCATAGC